GAATATAGATTGTAAGATATATTATAAGGGACTGGTGTGTAATTATAATTTAATACTTTTCCGTCTGCACCTGTTTTAACAGTTTTGTATTTTTGTATTCTTGTTAACTTACGAGTACCATCATATGTAATACCTGTAATCTCAAAACCCATACGAGGTAAAGTAATAGAAAATTCTCTTTCATCTAAAGAGGGTTGTTGATCTAATCTAGTTAAAAATTTTTCTTTTGGAGCATATGCTAATGGAACTCTAATTGTTTGTACAACATTATCACTAGAGTCTTTTCTTTTAATTTGTATGTTGTTAAAGATTTGACCAAATGCGATGGTCATTCTTCTCATACTTTCGTTATAAAAATATCTTCCAAACATCTAAAAATCTATATCTCCAAATGGGTTACGTTCTGTGAAATCTATTATATCGTCTGCAGTTGACGCTGTATCAAAACCTGCTTCTGTATCTAAATCTAAATTATCAGCATATAATGATTGTGTTTGAATATTATAAGTTTCTAATAACATATAATTACTTTCACCATCTGCTGCATCGTTCTCTAATAATAAAGCGCCGTCTTCGTTTTCTAAACTAACTTGATGTGCTAATTGGTCTAATGTATATGTATCTTCTGCCGCATCAATATCAGTAACACCTGTATCTAATCTTTCTGATGAGTATTCCCAACGAGTACAAACTAATTTGTAAACTGGTAAATTACTTAATTGAAAAAATGGCTCTTGATCTTGTACAAATTTAATCTCAAAAAAACTATTCATTAAAGGCATATAAAGTATATCGCCTTCATTAGGTCTTCCTTCTTTTATTAAAGTAGTATTACTATCTACAACTTCATCAAATCTTCTTTTAGCAACCATAAAGGTTGTATCTTCTCTAATTTCTAAACCAAATTTGTTTATAATTTCTTGTTCACCAGCAAAACCTTCTGTGGTTTCCATATACATTTCAACCATATGTGCTGTACTAAATTTAGATAAAGAATCTTCACCTAATATAATATCTCTATTGATTAATGTTCTTGGAAGATAGTAAATATCTTGTCCGTAGATTTTCAAACCCTCTATGATTATATCTTCATAAAGTCTTTGTTCTTCGGAACTTCCTATGCCTTTACCTTGTTGAAAATAGTGGTTGACGGCCATAGCATTATCCTATCATCATTGCTGGATTTAATTCGTAACTTGATCTAATTTCTTGTTCTAGTTTTTCTATATCAGATAAAGCTTCTGAATATATTTGTTGACCATTTAATGATACGCCACCAATCATAGCGACCCCATTGAATTTAGATAAATTTGCGCCCCATTGTTTTTTAAATAATGAAGTCACATATCTTTTTAAGTATATGTCGTTATATACGTCTGTGTAAGTATCAGGATCTAATTTTCTATAACACTCTATAACAAGATACTCACCAACAGCTAAATCATTTTTCCAATCTTGGTCTATGTAAAGTCTATTATCGTGTTGATTAAATCTTAATGGTTTTTCACCAACTAGAACGTGGTCTAAAAAATCTAAATGTCTTAATACAACATCATAGTTAATAATTGATGTTGAAGAAAAATCATATAGGTCATTTAATCTTAATTGGTATCTTACATCAAATAAGTTTAGATTACCTTTATTAGAGAATGGGAATAAGTTAATTACAGATACAACACTTTCTGGTACAACGATAAAACCATTACCTTCTTTCCAAGAAGTAGTTACAGAATTTTTAGTAACTGATTCTGATGAATCAGCATTTATTCTATCGTAATCAGCCTGTGTGTATTGATACTTTAAGTATGTTCTTCTTATACCATCATAGTGATATTGTGCGAAATACTGTAACGCCTCATCAATTCTATCTTCTAATTGGTCGTCATCAGCGTTAATTTCTATGACTGGTTTTCCGAGTGCTCTTAAAGCGTATTGTTTTAACTGTTCTCTAGTTGAAGGTGTTGCCATATAAAGGTCCTTTTAGACTATTTATACCAACAAATATATCAGAAATTAAAGTATTACTTTTTTAATTCTTCTATTTCTAATTTAAGTGCTTTAACTGCTTCAATCAATAAACAAGTTAATCTATCGTATTTAACTGCTTTTACACCATCTGGTCTTGTTGCAACGGCTTCTGGTAGAACTTGCTCAACGTCTTGGGCAATAACCCCAACGTCTTTTCTTCTAACAAAGTAACCATCTTCACCACCTCTTTGGTCAATGTAAGATTGTTTCCAATTGAACAAAACTCCGTTTAATTTTTCAACGGCTTCTAGTGGGTTAGATATATTAGTTATATCTTCCTTAAGAGCAACGTCAGAAGAATAGAAAGCTGTTACATCATTTGTAGCTCTTATTTCTCCAGTTGTTCCTGAGGCTGCTGTACCTACACCAAAAGAGTCAAATTGTACATCATCATCTGTATCTAAATTTAAACTCGCTAATGTTGGTGTTGAAATTGTAGCAAAACTGAAACCCGCACTACCATCTGTTTTTAAGAATTGTCCTGCAGATCCATCAGATATACCTAAGTTTGTCAATGCAAGAGAGATGTTAGCTGAACCATCAAATGATACACCTGCGATATTTCTAGCAGTTTCTAGTGCTGTGGCAGTTGCCGCATTACCAGTACAAGAACCTGAACTTCCAGATGTGTTACCTGTTACGTTACCTGTAAACCCTCCCGCTGTAAGCATACCTGAGCTACTGTTGAAAGTTAAGTTAGTACCTGTTTTAGGACCTAAGTCACCAGTCGCCGCTGTAACAAAAAGTACGTTACAACTAGTGTCTGAACTTTCATCTGCGGCTGTGACCGCTGTTGCTACTGCCGCCGTTCCTGTACACGATCCTGAACTTCCTGATGTGTTACCAGTCACGTTACCTGTTAAGTTACCTTCAACGTTAGCAAGTAATGTACCAGTTGTGATAGTTAAGTTACCTGTTGATGTGTTTGTAGCAGTTGTAGTACCAACTACGAACTTATCAGCACTTTCGTCCCATGCTATGATTGCGTTATCACCTGTAGATCCTCTTTCAATTAAGATACCTGAGTCATTTGCGTTTGAACTTGCGCCATTATTTAATTCTATTAAGTTATCTGTAATTGTTGTGTTTGTAGATGCTACTGTTGATGTAGTACCATTTACAGTTAGATTACCAGCAAGTGTTAAATCATTTGCTGCTATATCTCCACTACCTGTGATTGTTGGACTTGTTAAAGTTTTATTTGTTAATGTTTGTGTTGCTGTTAGACCTACTAATTCTTGAGCACCACCGGCTGTTGAACCGTCGTGTACTCTTAAAACGTCTTTTTGCGTATCCAAAGAAAGTTCACCAACAGCGCCAGTGAATGCATCATTTTGCGCAGTTGTGCCTCTTCTTAATTGTAATACTGTTGGCATTTTTCTTTTCTCCTAGTTTTCTTTTTATTTATAATTTATATATAGGTGATTAACTAAAAGCACCTAAATCTAAAGTTTCTGTTGCACCAGCGGGATCCATTAAACTGTATACCGTTGATATTGTTTTTACACCGAAAGCGTCTGATACAGCTGCGAAAGGTGTTTCACCTCCTGCTAAATCTGTATTAGTTGCTCCTGGTATTGTTGTTTGTAAAGATTCATCATAATTAGATAACGAATCACCGAATGAAAAATTACCAGATCCATCCGTTTTTAAAAATTGACCTGCATCACCATCGCTAAAATTAAATTTGGCAGTAATAGTTTTACCACTAACTGTTGTATCTATACCTAAACCACCAGCAACATTTAATACTTCACTAGCACCTAAACTTATTGATGCTTGAGTTGAACTTTCGTCAGAAACTAATAATGTAGTTGATATTGCTGCGTTTGAAGCATTTGTCAAACGACCTTGTGCGTCAACTGTAATAACTGGTATCGCTGTTGTTGAACCATAAGTTGCTGCCGTAACAGCAGTATTTGACAATTCACTTGGTCCTATATTTGTAACAGTGTTATTATCAGCGTTAATAGTTTTATTTGTTAAAGTCTGTGATGTACTTTTAAATAATGTATCTATTTGTGATAATGTTGCTCTACCCTCAGAACCACCATCTGATACTAAAAATTTGTCACCAACTGCTAATGTAGCACTTTCTAAATTAGTTGCACCATCAATATTAATAACTGCCTCTACTCCACCAAATTCTAACGCATTAGCACTGCTATTTACTTTTAAAACTTGTCCCGCAGAACCAATTGATAATGAAGCCCCTAAACCACCGTGAGTAAGACCTATAAATTCACCCGATTGATATTCGGCTAATCCAGTGGCGTTTCCACTTCCGTCAAAGACTGTTCGTATTGGTGTTTTTACTGACATAATTTTTTTCTCCTTAGTATATTTATAATCTTTTTTCCCTAAAACTCAAACATTTCTCTAAAACTCAAACAATTGAAAATTAGCTTGATTACTACCGTTTGCCCGAGTAAATGTTTGATTTTTTGTAAATACAGTTGCTGTTGAACCACCTGAAAAAACGAAAGATGCCGCAGCACTCGCTAATCCACCCGAAGCTGTAAAAAATGATACCCTTCTAATAATCGCCCCACTATCATCAGTAACGGCAACTTTATCATTACCAACTTTTGAATTTGATGGTAAAGTAACTGCACTACCATCACTTTGAATAGTCGCACCTGCCAAGTCAATTGTATTACCTGACAAGTAAATATCTCTCCATCTTAAAGATGAAGTACCTAAATCATATGTAACGTTTGTATCAGGTACTAACGCCGTAGCAAATCTACCTGTTACTGTAATTGTATCACTTGTAGCGTTACCTAAAGTTATATTACCATTTAAAGCTGTTGTACCAGTAACTGCTAAATTTCCAGATGCTGTAACATTTGCTGCTCTAATATTAGAGTCTGTTATTGATAAATCTCCTGTACTAGCGCCTGTAAATGAACCTGACCCAAATACAACTTCATCAGCAGATTCATCATATCCTAAGAAAATGTTACTATCATTACCTCTCTCAATAACGATACCTGCATCGCCTGATGCTGAACCTGTACGTCCGTTTCCTAATTCAAATAATTGATCAGATACTACTGTGTTAGTTGATGAAACAGTTGTTGTTGTACCATTAACTGTTAAGTTACCTGTGATTGTTGCGTTACCACCAACTGCTATATTACTATTAAATGTTGCTGAACCAGCATCTGACATATCTAAAGTTAATGCTGTGATAGCAGAACCACCATCATCACCAACAAATTTAATGTCTTTATCCTGTGTAGCAACTTTAACTACAAGGTCTGTAGAGTCGTTTGTAAATCTACCAAATTCTGTTCCTGCGTCTTTTAATATAATGTCAGCGCCATCAGCGTCTAAACTAATATCACCCGCACTATCTAAAGTGATTGTAGAACCTGTAATTGTAGATATAACAGGACTTGTTAATGTCTTATTAGTTAATGTTTGTGAAGCGTCATTTAATGTTATGTTAGATGTGTTTGATAAATCAGTTGACGCAATTGTTATCGCTGCTGAACCATCGAAATTTTGACCTGCGATTGCTCTCGCTGTTGCAAGTGTTGTCGCTGTATCAGCATTACCAGTTACAGCACCAGTTACATTACCAGTTACGTTACCTGTAACATCACCAGTTAAATCACCAGTAACATCACCTGTTACGTTACCTGTTAGGTTACCAGTTACATTACCAGTTACGTTACCTGTTAGGTTACCAGTTACATTACCAGTTACGTTACCTTCTAAATTTGCGACTAAAGTACCTGTAGTAATTGTTAAGTTACCAGTTGAAGCACCTGTGAATGAACCAGTACCAACTTTAAACTTATCAGCACTTTCATCATATCCTATAAATGCGTTATCAGAACTTCCTCTTTCAATAACTATACCAGCATCATTTGAAGGACTACCTGAAGTACCATTTCCTAATTCTAATAGTGTATCTGAAACAACTGTATTAGTTGTAGATACAGTAGTTGTTGTACCATTTACAGTTAAGTTTCCTGTAATTACAGCGTTTCTAGTTACTGATAAATCTCTGCCTATTGTTACATCATCTGGTAATGCTATTGTAACTTTATTATCTGTTACAGTTGCTGTGATTTCATTTGTAGTACCAGAAAATGTAAGTGTGTCTGATAATAATGAAACTGTATCAGTAGTAGATGTATCATCTCTAATAGTTAAATTTGTGGCAACACTTACTGTACTTGCTGCTGTTAAACGACCTTGTGCGTCAACTGTAAATGTTGGAATTGCTGTTGCTGAGCCATAACTACCAGCAGTTACTGCTGTATTTGCTAGAAACGAAGCTCCAATAGTATCACCTGATTGATATTCAGCAATACCTGTTGGTACTCCGCCTGTAAATACTAGTCTTATCGGTGTTTTATTTGCCATAATTTATTAAAATGTATATGCCGGATTATCGTCATCAAAATCTGTTGATTGTGCTGTAATCGCTGGCGTAACCAATCCTCCTGCATTAGTAAAAACTTGGTTAAAATATTTTATGTTAGTGTTAAATCTAAAAGCAAATCCAGCGGCCACACTACTTAATCCACCAGCATTTGTATATATGTTGACTTGTTTTTTAGGGGCGCCAGATAAAAATATGTCTTTAAAACTATTTGTGATTGCACCTATATCGTGTGTTGCAGTAGAGTCAGGTAATATATCACTACCAACACTCTCAAAGTTAGTAGTATTTGATATTTCGACTATATTACTACCATTACGTTGATATATCTTTTTATCAGTAATGTTTACAGCAACTTCACCATCAGATAAATTACTTGTAGTTGGTACTGCAGAAGCTGTTGTACTTCTTTTTAATTTAATAATAGTCGCCATTTAATTTCCTTTAAAAATTAAAATGTTCCGCCATCTAGTGAAGTAACTGTTACAGCACCTGAAGATACTGTAAAGTTATCTGAACTAAATGATGCTACACCTTTGTTTGATGTTGTCGCTAACTCAGCAGCAATAGTTATTGTACTACCTGAAGCACTTGTATCAATACCTTCTCCAGTTAAAAACTCTAATGTACCACCAAGTGATACAGAACCAGCAGTCGAACTTTCATCTGTAAATGAAATCGCACTATTCGCTAATTTAGTATTAGCGATACTACCTGATAAGTGAACGTTATCTACTGAACCATCTGTTAAATGTTCAGAGTCTACAGCGTCATCAGCAATTTTTGAACCATCAATTGCGTCAGCAGCAATTTTAGCGCCAGTTACATTTAAGTTTGTAATTTTTGCTGTTGTTACGGCAGTAGAAGCAAGTTGGTTTGTACCAATACCATCTGCTTTAACTCTTAATGCGTCACTTGATATTTCGATAGTTGTATCATCTACAGCAACGTTTAATGTGTTACCTGATTTAGTGATTGCGTCACCAGCAGATATTTGACCTGCACCAGAAAATTGTTCAACTGTAATATTAGTTGTTCCTAATGTTGGTGTTCCGTTATGTGTAAATACGTAACCATTATCAGCATTAGCAGTACCTTCTTCAACGAATACAAAAGCACCACCTGTAATTTCAATCGCCTCATCACCGTCTGGTGTTCTTGTTAAAACGTAAGCAGCAGAACCTGAACCAACTGTAGTTACTCTATATAAACCATTTTGAGTAGCAGTTGTTTGGTTTTTTAATAATATTCTATCATTTGCTGATGGAGTTTGACCATCAATTGAAAAAGCACCGTTTGAACCAGCAGTAATTGTTCCAGCACTATTATCATATGTACCAGTAACGTTTGCTGTTGAAGCATATCTAACAGAAGCTTTTACATCTAAACCATTAGCAACACTATCTACATATGCTTTTGTAGCAGCATCTTGAGCACTTGATGGATCAGTTACGTTTGTAATTTTACTTGAGTTAACATCAACAACACCTGAACCTTTCGGTGATAATTTAAGATCAATGTTTGTATCACCACCTGAAGTAGCAATTTGAACACCATTACCTGTAGCAGCATTAGTAATTTCTAATTCGTTTACTGCACTTGTAGTTGTTTGTAATAGAATTAACTCATTACCATTAGCGTCAGCAATAAAACCACCATCAGCAATTTTAGGTGCTGTAAGTGTTTTATTAGTTAATGCTTCTGTACCTGCTAATGTAGCAAAAGAGCCATCTTGTAAAGCAGTATTAAATTCAGCAGTAGTACCTGTTAAAGTATTGTTGCCTAAATCTATTGTTTTTGTTGTAAGTGTTTGATTACCAGTAAGTGTAGCGACTGTATTATCAATCGCAAAAGAAACATTGTTATCACTTACAGTAGTATCAATTCCAGTACCACCAGCAAATGTAATTGTTTCTCCTGTTGAAACTGAATCATTTGAACCAGAGTCAGCGGCAAGTGATAAAGTAGATACTACAGTACCGAAACTTAAATTTCCTGAACCATCTGTTTTTAAGAATTGACCGTTTGAACCATCACCATCTGGCAACGTGAAAGTAGTTGTGGTTGTTACGGCATTCGGAGCTTTAAGTCCAATGAAATTTGTTCCGTTATTAGTACCTTCGTTTAATTTTAAAGTACCACCTGTTGAAGCGTTATTACCTATTAAGATTTCATCAATCGCTTTGTTAGTATCAACAGTTATTGCTGAATTTGCTGTTAATGTTCCATCTACGTGATCTAACTTATCTGTAAAATATTGACCACCGATTACTGTAACGTTATTTGCGTCACCGTTACCATCTACACCACCTTCACCTATGAAAATTCTATCTCCTAGATTACCTTGTGTACCTGTACCAAATGTATAGGCTAGTTCTCCAAGTTTAAGTGATGAGGGTGCCGTAGTTCCTGAACTACGTTTTATCTGAATTATTGTTGCCATTTGTTAATTCCCCTAAAAGTTACCACCGTTGAACGTTATAGTTCCTGAGGTAGTTTCTAATTCGTTTCTTGTTATAAATTTGTCAGATGAAGCATCATATTGGATTAAAGCACCGTCAACCAGAGTAGATGAATTGACATCTGTTAAACTTCTTAATTGTCTAACACCATCAACGTTAACTTGAGCCGTTGGAGTTGTAACACTAACTTTTTGTGGTCCAGATGAAGTTGTGCTATTAATTTTAGCAGATACGCCACCTGTACGATTAATTACGGCTTTTACCATAGATATATCTCTCTTTTTGTTATATTTATAATAAAACTATACTAAAGAATTAAGTTGTCACAGATGGACTAACTGTAATAATACCTTCAATCACTCTTGTTATTGTACTATCAGAAGTTTGTGTAATTTCTACGTCATAAACGTATCTAGCGGGTGCGTCAAGTGTGTTTGTTTGATTCGCTGTCAATGATAGAGTAATTACACCAGTTGTTCTATCAGTTGCGATTGCTGTTGTAAGCGCTGTCCTTGTTCGTGTAGAAGCATATCCTTTTGCCATTTTCGCTGCCGCTGTGTAACCAGTTAAGTTAAACGCACTTCCGTCCGTACCAGTTACAGTTACGTCAGTTGAAAAAGTTGCTCCTTGATCTATTCTAAGGTTTGCTATCGCCGCCATTTAATTTTTCTAATTCTTTTTTGATTTCCATATTGTAGTAATTAGTTAAAACATCAATCTTTTCAAGTTCCATTTCGTGTCTTGTTTTAGATGTTTGTAATTCTGATCTACTAAAAATTACATTACGACATCTAATTGTTAACTCAGACTCTTTATACTCTTTACCATCAATTGTTATAATCTTTTCTTCACTCATTTTCACTCCTTGTTGTTTATATTTATAATGATTTTAATTAAATATTTACTCAAAATCACTATTAAATGATATTATTGTTTTTCTAAAATTGTTATTAATCTTCTCAGACGTATGTTGAAACATAGCAGGAAAAGTAACTAATTCACCTTCTTTAGCTATTAGATTTATTGACTTCTTACTATTTACTATAGGTTTAACTTTTGTTGTTCTTTTAGTATCTTTCAGCTCTAGATAATATACATTAGCAAAATTTGTTTTTCCGTGTCTATGCCAAGTGTGGTAGTTATTTTTATAATATTGTTGAAACCATCCATTTTGAATAGTACATTTCTTTTCCTCTAAAAATTCAGTCATCTCATTCATATAAGGTGTAATAATTTTATAAAAATAGTCTAAATATTCTCTCTTTAAATCTCTAGGTAAATTCCAATCTGTATGTGTTATATCTTCAAAAGAATTTTGAGGTATCTTATCAATTAAAGATAAGAGATCACTTTTAATTTGATTATGTTCTTTGATCTTTGTAACTAGATAGTAACTTTGGATTTTCTTTACTTTAATCATAAAAACTATACCATCCTGTAATAATACATTTATCTTTTTTAGAGTTTATAATACCTCTATGAGAGTGTGTCCAATCCGTAGGCCATATAACAGTGTTGCCGATAATACAATCGGAAGTAAATTTTTGTTTTGGCCATATAGTTCCAGCATCTTGTACTGTATTTAGATAAGTCATAAAAACAAGGACTCGTTTAGATGCTTCTATACAACCTCTTTCACAGTGTACTTTTTTAAAACCTTCGTCTGGTTTATAGTATTGTATATTATAATCTTCTAATAGACCCCATTTTTCTAATAAGGTATCTACCTCTGGATACTTATTTCTATATTCATCAATACATTTTTGTAATTCAGTTTTATATTTGTTAAATGGATAATCATTGTTACTAACAGAGATAGGTAATTCCGTAGATGTTTTAGTATCACTATTAAACTCTGGTTGTAAGTGCTGCTCTTTATTATTGAAATAATAATTAACAATATCCTCACATACCTTTTTACTAATTTTTGACAAGTATATAAAATTATCCATTATGGCATAATCCTTTTTGAAGTAGGTAACGTTGGATTTAATTGTTTGTTTCCGTACCATATCTCTTGCCAAAAAGTAATGTAAGTATATCTATCTTCTTTAGTATTAGAATTAAAACTTTCTGCTGAATGATATTCACTAGCATCAAATAAGATACACCTATTATATTCAGAATTTATGAAACAAGTTTTTCTAAACTGAGAATTAATTTCATCTCTTTTACTTGTAAAAAATACTTCTTCTTTTTTCGTAAGTTTCTCTAAATTATTTACTTTTTGAAAATAACATCTTTTATCATAAGCGTAATCATTAATGTTTGGAAAAGGAACAACTGGCTTAAATAATGATGTTCCAGCATTAATATTTTTGTTTAAATATATTATAGAAGTAATTTGACTTCCTTGGTCTGAATGTACCCAACCATCAATTAAGTTTGCTGGTATTCTCTGAATATAAGAAGTTGCTCTATATGTCAACTCATTATAGTTATCTGGATATAATAAAGACAAAGTTTTTAAAGCAATACCTTCAAATAAATTAGGATTTATTTCACTTATTAAATTTGTTCTAAATCCTGGAAAATTAAGTCCAGGTTCATAATGTTGTTTTACTGCAAAATCTTGTAAGAGATCAATGTCTTTGTAAAACTCATCTGCAACTACTAAAGGCCAATTCATTTATCTACAATTATATTCCACGTTAAAGTTTTAAGAAGATCATCAAGTAAAAGATTTTTAACATTATTTTCTTTTATATATTCGTGTAGTTCTTCAATGTCTAATATTATCCACTGATCTTTAAAATCAAATACCATCTTATCTGCTTTGGTTTTAAAAAAACCTATTTTTCCTACTGATTCATCTTCAAATTTTCTAATAGGACCCAAATCATACTTATAAGACCTATTTGTTGACTTATGTAATATGCCTTCTATATCCCAACCTTCTTTTGATTTAGGATATTTTTTATCTTTTAATAATTTTGTAAAGTTAGCAACTGACATTATTCACCAAAAAAGTTAAAATTAACAACATATCTTTTATGTATATCAGTTTGATAAACCACTTTATGTAATATGTTCGTTGGAAATAACAACATTCTATTTTCAATATTATCTACATCTATTTCTTTTTTATTAATTTTTAATATTGTTTTAGCATTACAAGATGTAAGAAAATAAATTCCAGTCATAGAATTATTATAATTATAATCCACGTGATAAGATGACTCGTTATTATCAATATCTCTACAAGTTAAATTAGCTCTTATTTGTAAAAGTGATCTTGCTTTTAATTTTTTAATAAATGGTTGTATATAAGTGTAAAAGGCATCGTGGTTTGGTTCAAAATTATTATAAAAACAAAAAGAAAAAAAACCATTTTTATTTTTAGTTTCACCATAAGATGAATCAATATGTCGTAAATACCAAGGTACTTCTTCAGACTTTAAAAAATTAGAAAAATGATCGTACACATTTTTTTCTAAAAAATTATCTATAATCTTATACTTTGTTTTTAAATTCAACGGGAAGTCCTATATGTTTTCTATTATCAAAAATATTTTTTGTACCACTGCTAAGTTTGTTATAATGTAAAAAAACTTGAGCACAGTCTTTACCTTTAAATTTATCTCTCCAATGTTCTAAATCACAACCAGAGTATATGAGCATATCGCCAGGTTTGAGATTTACTTCAATTCCCTTTTTACTAGAAGGCACGTAATCTTGGATCGCATGTCTTCCTCTCTTTTTACTATTCTTATCTACATAACCAGACTTTGGATCAGGGTTTAAATATATTGGCCAAAGATCACCACCTAGATTCATTGTAACTGATATTTCACAACTAGGTCTATCTTTATGTCTTTCTAATATATCACCCTTTTTATATATTCTAGCATATGAATATGTTGGAATGAGTTTATCTTTTATATGTTTTTCTATTACTGGCTGTACTTTTAATAAAAGAGTTTCCATAGCAATATCGGCATAGTGAGAATATGTATTTGGTACTTGAGGATCCTTAAAAAATCCCCAATCAGTATTTTCTGGTGAGATAAATTTTGAATAAAAAAGAGTTTGCGCCACTTGTCTTTTTATCATAAAATAGTTAAATATGTATTCGGATAATTCTTTTGATATAACTTTCTTTATCACCGCATATTTGTCTTTTTTAAAATTAGTAGTTTTCATATTTACCAAAAGATAAAATTATTCTTGGTGTTAAACCTATAGCTCTATGTTTAACTCCTTTTTCTATGAATAATCTATCCCCCTTTTCTAATATTATTTCTTCATTATTAATACAATATAAAGTTTTTCCAAATGCTCCCATAATATGAACAGATTCCTGATCTCTATGAGCATCACCTCTAGCACCTCTCATATATGAAAAAAATAAATCCAATGTAGTTCTATGGTTTTCATTATTAAACATATGATTCATTTGGTTAAAAACTTCTGTAAAAAATGTTTCTTCTTGTATATTTCTAATTTGAAATATACTGTCTAATAAGTAATCAGTGTTATATACAGATATAACTTTACTTTGAAAATTATTATCTGCCATCAAATTAGATAATCTATTAAAGTCTAATTCTTTTTTAAATTTTATAAATTTTTTTTCTAAAAAATACTTCATTTACTTAAAAGGATAACCTAGGTTCCAAATAACTAGAGAATATCTAACTCCTTTTGTTACAGGTCTAACTCTATGCCATACGTGACTAGGGAAAACGACTATACTACCTCTAGGTAATATTTCTGTACATATTTTTCGATTATGTTCTTTGTCAGGATTCATATTTCTAAAGTCAAACTCTAACTCGCCACCTTTGTAATCTTTAGGATCAGACAACGAAACTGTTACTGATAATTTTCTAATTTTACCTATTTTATGTTTATTAACTTCTCCACTTACAGGACCTACGTGTAACTCTGGATCAGCAGAACCATATGGTAGTGGCCAAGCATCACAATGCCAATCATAAAATTGTTTTGTTTTATATTTTGTAAATTGACAAGTTTCAGAATAGTCCCATTCATAATTCCAACCAGCATTTCTATTTGCTGTGTGAATATATGGGTGGATCTTTTTGTAAATCCACTGATCATCTAGCCAGGTTATATTTGATCTTCTTATCTTTTTAAGATCATTAATTTGTTTTTTAGAAGTTTTCCGAATATCACCACTTGCACCACCTATTAAAGCAACTTCATCTTTCTCTTTTAAAGCACGTTTTAAAATTCTATCACAAAATTTAGAAGATAACGCTGATCGAAAAAACCAATAATAATTATTTAAGTTCATAAGTTGTTTTCATAATATAATTTAAACTACTTGAAGTGTTAGGTTCAAACCTATAGACTAAAGTGCTAGGAAAAATAACATATGAATTTGTTTTTAAACTTATTTCATAAAAGTTATCTTTAAATCTTTTATTGTCATATTCAAACACAATCTTACACGAGCCTTCTTTAGGAATATTAACACCATAAAACATAACATAATCTACTGAATTAACTAAATCCATAGGATTTACATCATATAACGATAAAGAGTATTCATTAGGTTTTAACATAATACCTGTTGTGTGTCTTTGTATAAGATACCTTTTAAAGTTTACATTGAAGTAATCTCTGATATACGTATCTAATATATCAGTACTTTTAGATTGTGGAAATTTGTTATTAGTTAAGTAAAACAGTATATCTGCTCTCAACGCCTCTAGGTTTATTTCAATACCTTTAGGTAAGTTTACATCTCCAGTGTAAATGTCAATCTCCGAAAGTGTTTTTTTAATCATATTCATACCTCATTAAATTTATTTACTAATATATATAAAGCTTTTAAAACCTTATTTTTCATTTACAAAACTGTCCATATAACCATAAGGTGGTTTTGGAACAAAATTACATGCTATAGAATATCTATTTATTTCACCATAACTTTTTGATATTTTATGATACATAGAAGAAGGAAAAATAATTAAAAGTTTGTCTTTAGGTTTAAAAGACCAAGAGCTAGAATTGAATGTATTAAATTCAGTTGTTTCTAAATCGTAATTGTTACTAGTCCAATTATTATTGTAAAAAGAAATGTCAGATATATCTTCATCACATTTATTATAATAAACAGCTGAATACATGCTATTACAATGTTTGTGTCTTTCAGATTCTTCGTTCTTTTGACATCTGGTTGCCCAAGATGTAGTCACTTTAAAATTTGTTTTTTTATAACCCATTACTTCTTCATTATAAACACAAACCATTTTCAAAATTTTTTCTTTTAATAATTTAAATGTTTTATCTTTAAATAAAAATAAATCTTTACTTATATTAGACCCTCCACTTTGATTAGTAGGACCGTAATTTAAGTTTTGTATTTTATTTTCTATTTGATTTTGTTCTTTTTGAGATATATTTAAGGTATATAATCCTATAGGAACGGCAAATAAAGGTATAACTGTTGATGAATTGGAATGTGTTTTATTTAAGTTCAGTTCTTTCATAATATTATCATTTTATAGACACTAATTAAATAGTGTATATCATTTACCGACTAGTTAATACGTTGATTAAGCTAATCCGTTAACTAAAGTCCAACCAGTGCTATTGTCTGCTTGATAAGCGTCTTCGTCCCAATTATATTTCCAACCGTGTGTACCATCTAAATTTTGCTGAGTTTGTTCAGCTGTTAATGATGGTTCTGCACCTAGAGGAGATACCCAACTAGCAGTTGAATTATTTTTGGTCCAAGAAGCATATGGTTTGGGTGCCCAAAATATTTCATTTGAACCATCCCAAGTATAACCAATTACAGCAAAGTTTCCTCTAAAAGGAGTACCATCGAGTTTATGTTGTCCACCCCAAGTATTGTATGAAGTTTGTATCCATTTATTAGCAGGCCAATTATTATGTGTTTCTAAATAACTTTGCCCGTTACTCTCAGATGTTGCATTTTCATTATCTACAGTTAACACTTGTAAAACTAAATTGTTGTCGTCTATTTTTGCGAAATGTGCCATATTATTGATATTTATACCTTATGATTACTATTCCACTACCACCTGATCCTCCAGGTGATTCGTGTCCAGAGACTCCTCCGCCTCCGCCACCACCACGGTTACCGCTTCCAGATGATGCTGTGCTTCCACCACCACCATCTCCACCTGATACTCTAGGACCGTTTGATCCTCCACCACCACCGCCGCCGTAAGCAACTGATGATCCTGAAATACTTGTACTAATACCATTACCACCTCTACCAGGAGTTCTGTTGTTTGGTGTAGGTTGTCCTGCGTTTAGTGTTCCACCACCACCGCCACCAGATCCATCTCCATCTGATCCAGCACCTGATCCACCATTTTGTCCTTGAGGTGGACTTACTGAAGGTGTGTTACCACTTCCACCACCTGTTGAACCACCGAATCCTCCACCAGATCCTCCACCGCAACCACCAGGTTCTCCACCGTGAGGAGAGTTATTAAAGAAACCACCTCCACCACCACCTGCTGCTGAGAAACCTACTCCAGTTGAAGTTGAACCTCTACTACCGCCACCTGAACCACCACCGACTGTGATTGGATAACCTTGAGCAGAAACTGCTACACCTGTACCAGTTGCTCTTGGACTACTTGTCCATCCACCATCTTGGTCAGACTCTCTAACACCACCAGCGCCACCGGCACCACCGTGTCTTCCTGCTCCTCCACCGCCACCAGCGATTACCAAGTAATCAACAAAGTTTGACCCTGCTGCGTTACCCGCATCTGATACGGTAAATGTTCCTGGTCCAGTAAAAGTATGAATTTTGTAATCACCTGATGTTGATTCTGTTCCACCAGAAGCTTGTACAAATGATGCTGCAACAGCACCTCTAAATTGTCCTATGCTTATTGTACCAGAAGAAGGTATTGTACCTCCAGCAACTGGAGCACTTGTACTGGCTCCTACAAAAGAACCACCAGAATAATACTCGGTAATTTGAATTGGATTAGAACCGCCAAACTCTGTTTGGACTCCACCTAAACTTGTGTTTGTAGAAGGAACAGCCATTTTAATTTTTCTCCCTAGTTAAAATTTCTACTTTTTCATTTAATTGTTTTACAGCTTCAATCAATAAACAAGTTAGTCTATCATATTTAACTGCTTTGATGCCATCTGATCTCTGAGCTACTGCTTCAGGTAAAACTTTTTCTACCTCTTGAGCGATAACTCCGACATCTTTTTTTCTAACAAAATATCCATCTTCTCCACCTCTTTCATCAATATAAGATTTTTTCCAGTCAAATAAAACACCATTTAACTTTTTAATTGCTTCAATAGGATCAGGTATATTAGAAATATTTTCTTTTAGTGCAACATCAGAAGAATAAAAAGCAGTTACATCATTTGTTGCTCTTATCTCACCACTCGTTCCTGACGGTGCAGTACCTATTCCTAGTGAATCACATTGAATATCGTTAGATACATCTAAATCACCTGTTATATTTATATTTCCTGTGCCTGTAATATCATTACTATTTAAGGTTAAATTACCACTTAAATTTGTCGCCCCAATACTAGTTGGAGTAACAATACCTGTAATAGTAATATTACCAGTACCTGTTATATTTTTTGAATTTAAATCTAAATTACCACCTAATTGTGGTGTAGTATCACTTGACACGTCTTTAAGAGTTGTTACTAAAGCTCCTAAAATGTTTGATTCTCTAATTTGTGTCATTTATATTTTCCTTAAATTGGTAATTCCCTTATCACTATAACATCACTAGCCGCGGGTGCAGTCCCAAAAGTCAAAGTCGTACCAGAAATAGTATAATCTGTTGTTGGCTTTTGAGTAACGCCATTCAGTTCAACCAAGACTTTATTTACAGTTGAATTTTGAGTAACTGTAAAACCTGTAGTTGACCCATCGCCTGTCGCAGACCTTACATTTATTTCAGTTGGTCTGTCTTTTGGTTGAATGTATCTTACCATTTTATTCTCTTATTCTATATTTATGTTTACACGTCTTCTAAAACTGATAAAACAACATCTATTGATGATCCAGCAGAAGCCTCTGCTCTTAATACATCACCTGCTGATCCACTGTTTTGTAAAACTATTTTGTTACCTGACATAATTTCAACTGTAGTATTTCCTGGAACTTTTAAAGCTTTTACAATGTAACCATCATTAGATCCATCGTAGTTATCTAAAAATAATCCAACTGTTCTTTCGGAAGCGTTTTTATTACAAACTGAAATGCCGATAACGATTGATTCTAGTGCAGATGAACCAGCCCCAGCAGGAACTGAATATACCGCATCTGCCGAAGCACCTGTTGATGTGCCTACATCTGCTTTTACTTGTCTTTTAAAATCGTTAGCCATTGTTAACCTATTTTTTTGTTAGTCATATCGACCGATATATTACTATTTATACATTAATTGTTATCGGTCTTATACGAATAATGTACTTTTTTATAATTTTTATAACTATATTTAGTTATAAAATTGTCTACCCTAATGCTATCGCTTGAGCAATCGCAAAAGGTTTTGTTGCAACTCTAACATTATTTTCTGTTAATGTTGAAGTAGCGTTAATTGATGCACTAGAAAAACTAGTCAAACCACTAATTGTAGAATCTAAAGATATAGTTAAAGTGTCAGTTGCAGATACTGTAGCCGCAATACCTCCTGAACCTACAACGTTTAGAGTATCGTTACCTTGAATAACTTGTGTAGTTGAACTTTCATCTCTTAAGGTAAATGTAAATGTCGCACTTAATGCTTCATTAACAGCACCAACAATAGTAGATTTATGAGTAGTATTTAAACTAGTTAAATCACCTATGTCAGTACCTACTGTATTAAACGTTGTTCTAAACGTTTCTAAAGTATCAGATGTTGCTACACTTCGTATTGCCATTTTACTTGTTTACTACTCCCTTAATTAAGTCTTTGATTTCTCTTAATTCTGCTTTTAAATTATTTATTTCTTTTACAGCACTTCTTATCTCATCACCTTGTTTCTCTCTCGCTCTCACTCTCGCCATATACAAACTATATTCTGTTGTATTTGTGTGTACAATACCATTTGATCTTGTATCTCTTACTAAATTTTCATAACCGTGTACTTTTAATCTTGCCATTATACTGCCAATGCTATTGCTCTCATATCTTTTACAATTGGTGGATATGAAGAAACTGTTCCTGTTAATACAATTTTAATTTGGAAACTTGTAAAGTCGTGTATGTCACTAGCTGAATATTTGTATTCTTTAAATGTTGTATCGTCTTCAGCAGGAGTAACAGTTGTGTCTTCACTTCCGTCACTATTAAATGGTACCCAATTTAAATCTTCTATATTTCTTACTTCATCAGGTCCAGATACTCTAAAGTAAACTTTAACATTTGAGCTTGATCTTACATTTTGAGATAATCTAACATCTAAAGAAGTAGAAGTATTTTCCAAATTGATTGATTTAGTTAAATAAACTGCTGCTGATGATGTACCTGTATTCGCTGTATCTGCAACATAACTAGGTGTATTACTATTAGTAGGATTATTTAATCTATTTGAAATTGTAAAGGCACTCATTCTTTGTGTATCTAATACAGGTGACAATTTAGTATTTGTTGTTGAGAACTCTAATATTGTCCAGAAAGATTTATTACCTGACATTTCGTTTGTTTCGTTTATTTCACTCATTACAGCGTTTGGTGCTGTAAAGTATATATTATCATTATTAACAACTGAAAGTTTGTTTGTATTTGATGTTAAACTAAATTCTGATTCTGATCCGTGAATTGATTTACCTGTTGTAGGTCTAATGTAGTAATTAATATCTGTTCCAGGTAATTGCATTGTTTGAACACCCGCCAAGTTTAATACGTCAAATGTTCTATTTTGTGTTGCAGTTACTGCAGAACCGCCTATATCACCTGCACTTGTTGCAACAGCAATTGAATCTGAATAACTAGAATTATTTGCAGGGTTAAGTGTGTAACTATCTAAAGTAACATTTCCTATTGCTGTATAAGTACCATTGATTTGATTTGCGTTTATACCATTATAAGTACCAGACGCAACACCAGCAATTGTAACATTATTAGATGTGCCATGCATTCCGTGATTAGGGTGTGATATAGTCAATATACCTGTACTATCACTTGCTGTTCTGATCGGATTAGTTGCTAATGTTCTACTAGCCAAAGTATCGTTTGTTAATGTAACTGTACCTGTGACATTACTAAATTCTGCTCTTTTAATTTTAAACTTAATATCTTCGTTTTGATCTGCTGACCAAGTAACACCATTTTGAGATTTAAAGAATACACCAGCATATGGTTGTTGTGAGATTGTTCTATCTGAATCTAAAGCAGTATCACCCAATCTTGCTACATATACATTGTAATCAGTAGAGTTTGCCATTAAGACAAAAGCGTATTCTGTATTTTCTTGTACATAAACTGGACTATCAAAAGTAAATGTAGTTGCTGTTGTACCATCTGTACTTGTGTTTACAGAACCTGGATTTAAAGTTTTTTCAGCGAAAGGTAATATTTGTTGTCCAGGATAACCGTTTACAGTATTTCTTATTTGTAAAGTTACTGGAATATTTGCGTCTTTTGAACTAAAGTAAATATCTATTGAAGTTAAGAATACACCGCCCTCATCATCTATCATAAATGTTTCTGCCAAAGGATCGTGGTAACCTGTTTGACGTGAAGCACCTCTTTGAACACTTGTTTGTGTAACTGCTTCTGTTTCATTTGTCGCTCTAAATTCTACGCCTGCTGTTCTTGTTGAAATAATTGTATTTTGTACTGTTTCGATAGTACCTGTTGCAACATATTCAGTATTCGCTGCTGTTTCTGGTGCAGAAGTTAAATCATTTGTAGATGAACTTGTCAATCTGAATACTCTTTGACCTGTTCTCCATCTAGGATTTGCGTTAACTTTTGGATCAGGAATTGCGAAAGTACCTGAAACTGCTCCGTTTGAATCTGTTAATATTGGATCACCAGCATTACCACCTGTTGGTGTAATGTATGCAGAAATATTTTCTGTATCAAAGAAAGGATAAACTCTTGTATTTGGTTTTAATCTTGTTGCGCTAAATGATACATCTCTACTTCTAATAAATGGTACAAATGCTATTGATATAACTCTATCACCTATATTTTGTGTAACTGTTTTAGGAACTAATACTTGTCTAATACCTGTTCTTGTTTTTGTACCCGTTCTTCTAGTAGTTTGAATATCACGTTGCATCACTCTCCAACCGTGACCGTGTCTTTCTTCGTATTGTTCTGTACTATTAGATGTTGATACACCTGTCCAATGATTTTGCCATTCGTTCCAAATTGTACCTAATTCTACTGATTGTAAATTTGGATTACCTGATTCTTTAACTAAAGTATCCCAAGTACCATCATCATTATTAATTACTAACTCTGGTGCTCTTTCAGTTTCTTTCCATTCATCACTTGTTGGAGTTAAAGCGATTGAACCAATGAAAGTAAAGATACCAAATGGGTTGACATTAACAGTTTTACTTGCATATGGTTGATCTATTAAAGTTGACTCTGTGTATGGTAGTGTAATTAGATCACCAGTCTTTTGATAATTTGCTGCTGTTCTATCAGCGGCAACTATTGCAGTACCATCATCATCTCTTTCAATTAATTGTATTGCGTCTTCGTGGAATGTTGGTCGCATTTCACCTCTCGCATAATCCATAGCAACTTTGTAATCTAAATTACCAGCATCACCTATACCGTGACCTGTAAAGTTATCTACAATAAATCCGTTTTTAAATCTATCAAATCCATCTGCGTCTTGTATTTGTAAAGATTGTGCAGATGATTCTAGTAAAGAAAGTTGAGTATAATATTCAACGTTTTCTATTCTTTTTTCTAATCGACCAATATCTCTCATTGTATATCTTCGATTATCAACTGCTTCAATACCTACATCAGCAATATCTAATGTATATGCTGGAATAAACAAAGTATATAAGTGCATTGCATTGTCTAATATTCCAGGAATTTCTGGATTTAATGCACTTGAACCTTTTAATACTTTAAAGTTACCTTCTTTATCTAAAAAGATTTTATCTACTCTTTGTAAATAAAATTCGTGGTCAGTTGTTACATTTGATTCAAATTTAACTATGTTTACTGTTGATGCCTCTGTATCTAAAGCACTATCAGTAGTTTGCCATTTTCTATCTTGTCCACCTGAATTAATTGTTGATGACGCACCTACTCTAGGTCTAAAATCTAAACTATCTCTTAACTGATATACTTCACCAGTTGTATCTGATGTATAATGTGGTATATTTTCGTAATCAATAACACCTGAATATGAATCTACATCAAAGTAATCTCCAGCACCGTGTGTGAAATAATCAAAGTCAATTAATATTCTACCTGTTGGAGTTAACTCACCTGTTTTTAATTTTATTCTACCAATGTCATAGAAGTTATCTCTTTGTCCATTGTCTAACTCAAATCTAGTTGTAATATTTGTATTACTTGAAGTTGCGTTAGTAGAAAAATCTGCTGACATATAAACTGCATTTAATTTGTAAATATCAGCTTTACCTAAACTAATACCACCTTGTTTTGTAATTGCTGCTAAAGTAGAAACTTGTAATGTTTGATCTTCATTTAGAGTTTTTGTTTTTGAGTTAGCAGCTGTACTTGATTTATTTACAGTAAACGTTACTTTTAGTTTTGCACTTCCATAATTTGAACCAAAATCTAAAGTTAACTGTTTACCTGTAGGAGAACCACCTAAAGTAAAGATCGCACCTCCTTCGTGGTTATTTCCACTTAAACTTAATACATCACCAACAACAGCACTTCCACTTGCTGACATAACTGAAACTGTATAGTCACCTTCATCTAAACTAGGGAATATTTCGTTTGTTCCAGCAGTAATTGTTTCAGAACCACCTGATAAATTTACAACTTCTTGTCTTCTTGCGCTGTAACTTGTATCTGTTAAACCACCGTTTGCAGTCGTTTTTAAAGTTTTAATATTTTCATATGGTAACTTAAATATAGAAACATTTTTTTCTGGTGATTGTATAATTGCTCTTCTTCTTGTTGCAATAGTTTTTGTTGATACATCACTACCACCAACAGCGGCAGATAATGTTAGAGAAGTATTACTAATTATAGCCTCAACTATTCTAGTTAAAGTAGTACCACCATCTGTAGTAAATGAGATTGAATCACCTATTAATAATTCTTCTGTAAATCTTGTATTGAAACCTGAAACTGCTGTACCACTATTTGCGATTGATAGTGTACCAGTTAATGTGAGATTTGATCCATTTGTTGCATCGAGTGCAGTATCTGCTGTGTAAGTAGGCGAACCTGCCATACCAATTTGTTTAACTTGTGGAAAGTCAAAACTTGTAACACCTTTTAATCCTACTGCGTCAGATTGTATGACTGCTGTATTAGTTGATGTACCACCAGTAATTGTTTCACCAGCAACAAAGTCACCATTAACACTTGATAAAATAACAACACCGTGTAAAGCATTACCCGCTGAAGTAAATGCTGTAATATTTGTAGCAGTTGTACCATCACTTTCATATAATTCAAAAGTATTTGTAGCAGGGTTTCTAACAGTAAATATTTGACTAGTTGTCATTGCTGTAGAATTGTTAGCAGCATTGATAGCGCTAAATTTAATTTGTTGTCCTTCTTTTAAATTATGTGCAGTTGATGTAGCAACACCTGGACTTGCTGTTGATATACCAGAAACAGCAGTTGTTTCAGTAGTAGATATTGATTCTAAAGTACCTGTCGCACCTGAAGTACCACCTGTAATTACTTCACCAGTTGTGAATGTTTGAGCACTAGTTATGTTCAAGTGTGTAAACATATTAATATCAAACATATAATGTCTGTATATTGCTGATGTTAAACTTGAACTTACAAATATGTTTGATGTTGCTGTACCAGATGTGTATTCAAAACCTCTGGACTTTGCTCTACCGATTGTATTAATACTTGATTCTGAACTAGCATTTTCTGTACCACGTGCACTTGTTGCTTCACTATAAAAATTAATTCTTTTAAATGCTTCTGTTTCACCAGATACAAAAGTTGTATCAGGTTGTCCATAAACGTTTGTAACATTTACAAAGTTACCTACGTCAAATCTTGTTTGAAAAGCATTTTGAGTATCAAAATCTCTAGCCTTATCAACTGGAATATATGATGTCGCTAATTTTTCTATTTCATAACCTTTAATATATGCCTTACCTGGTGATAAACCAATAGCAAGTTTAGTTGAATCACCACCATTACCTGAAGTAAAAATACCTCTTACAATATCTGCATCTGAACTACCTGTATTTTTTAAGTGTTCTCTAACATCAATTTCAAATTGTTTTACTGTGTAATCACCTGATTCGTCATATGTTCTTCTAGCAAACGTATCTTCTAATACAGCATATTCAGTTGTTCTAACTCTATTTTGTAATATACCATTTGATAGTCTTAACAATTCTACAAAGTTTGAATCTTCAGTAGATGTTAATGTCTTTTTGGCTAATGTTAAATCAATTTTAAATCTGTGAGCGCCTGGCGCATTTGCGTTTGAAGAACCTGCGGCATTATCATTTAAACTTGTATCATCATTTGGAGTTACAAAAGATTCTGTAACTGTCATACCTACTCTATAACTAGGAGTGTTAGTATATTTGTCTAGTATTATAGTTTGGTTTGTAACTTGAACGTGAAATCCATTAATATAATAAACACCTTCTTGTACTTCTGCTGCACAACCTGTGGCAGTTGAATTAACAACAGCAGATAATGAAACACTGGCACTATTTGTTCCAGTAATTGTTTCTCCGTTTGAAAAAGATGTTGCTGTTTTAGATGTACCACTATCTCTATATTTTACAAATAAAGTATCTGGATCAGTACCATCTGTCGCTGCTGTATTTACAACTTCTGCTTTAACACCTGAAGAACCACCTGTTAAAACTGTACCATTTGTAAATTGCGCTAGTGTATTACCTGAACCTAAACTTGTTAACTTAACGGCATAGTAATCCAAGTCATAACCAATCTCGCCTGGAATAATCATTGCACCTTTATCAAAAAGATGATCAGATACTCTTTCGATCTGGTTTTGTAATTGTGTTTGTGACTGTGTTAATTCTCTCGCTTGAACTGCAAATGACGGTCTGAAAAGTATTCTATGAAACTTTTTACTTTCCGTAAAGTCATCATAATATGGCGAGAGGTTAAAGTCTGTTGGACTTGGCATTTATTTCCCTCTAAAATTCAATTATCAATTTTACGTTTTCAGTTTGATCTGAAGCTCTTGTTATTGGTGATCTATTTTCAATATATATTACATCACCAGTATCTGCATCAATCTCACCTGAATTATAACCACTTGTAAATGCTACATTATCAACCGTACTTGATGAAGTTGATGGTGTACCAGCAGCACTTGAAGTTTGACCTGTAATAGCATTTGCACCTGAAAACGCTGTTAGATTACCATTTGCATCTACACCTTGATCGTTAAATCTAGTTTGTATGTAGTATAAAATTTTATTTGTTGAGTCATATTCTACAACTTTACCAACTGCGCCAGTTGATGCTTGATTTATTTCTTCGTCAACTTGAAAAGATCCTGGCGTACCTGTTAATAAAACTGCCTTTGATCCTCTTAAAGTTGATGCCGATGCAGCTGAACCACCTGATTTTGGATCTCTCAATAAAGCTATTTTTCTAAAATCGTTTGCAGTTGTAAAGTCACCTGAATTTGAAGTTTCTGCACCTTCAAAGTTAGTGTTTAACATTATATAAAAACCACCTAATTCTTCTACTGCATTAAATCCGTGTCCACCTTTTGGCTCAATAATACAATCTAATTCAGATCCGCTTAAAGAACCACCACCAGCAGAATTAATATCTGCTACTCTAACATAACCATATGTATAACCTGAACCTGCGGCAGTTACTGTGACTGCAGTTACTGCGCCACCAGCAATAGTTACTGAACATACACCACTTGATCCATCACCTCTAATAGCAACACTTGCGTGTGTACCGTTAGTACCACCAGAACCAACAGTTTTAATTTTTATATTATTGATCGCACCATCTACTGCGGCAGATGATACTGTTGAATTTGTTGCCACTGCCATAAAGTCAGTAGATAAAAAATTAACTTGTTGTGAAGCAGATAGTGTGTACATATATTTCCATTTATAATCATCACCAGTAGTTATGATAGTAGAAAGTGTTCCAGTTGGTTTTACTGTTGAAGCAGAATTACCACCATTATCTATACATTTGTAAACATTGTAATCATCTGTAACAACATAGTAAGTAGCGTCCCATAAAGAAGTTGCCCCACTATTTGCTGTTTGTGTAGTTGTTGTACCTGTAATTCTGTTTCCGTAATCGTGTCTGTAATAATCGTAAGTTGTACCTGTTGTCCAATTTCTTCTTGGAACAACATATGATATATCTGTTGATGTAACTTTTTTTGCTGCAAGTAAATCATCAAAAGTATAAAATTCTTCTTGTATAGAATCTGCGGGTGTTAATGGAGCTACATCAGATCCTTCGTTATCTGTACGAGCATCTGGTCTAGTAGAAGTAGTAAACGCTTGAGGTCTACCTATTCCTAAATAAAAGACATTTGAAGAACCCGTTAATGCAGTTGTAAATTTTTCTGCGTTATGTATTCTAAATTTGTTTGTTATTATTGCTGGCATTTTTATCTTTCCTTATTCATATTTATACTAGTTTTCAAACTATCCTAATGCAATTGCCGAGGCAATAGTTGATAATCCTCCAGATATTGCAGTAATTTGAGTTTGTATATTTGACGTTACTCCATTTAGATGTTGAAATTCTGTATTTGATATAGAACCATCAGCGATTTTCGCTGCGTCTATACCTGACTGTAAAGAGATAGTAAATGTACTACCTGACACAGCAGCTGCTATACTCGCATCACCATTAATTCGTAATGTACCTCCTAAAGATACTGTACCTGCTGTTGAAGATTCGTCTAACAAACTTAATGCTGGAAATGTGTTTGTAGTATTAAATGTTTTATTTGTTAGTGCTTCAGAACCTGCTAATGTTGTAAAAGAACCATCTGAAAGGGCAGCGTTAAACTGAGCAGTAGTACCTGAAACTGTATTACTACCTAAAGCGATAGTTTTATTTTCAAGTGTTTTTGTATTTGTAGTAGTGATAACAAGACTACTAGGTTCATATCTGGAATTAGAGTTATTATATATTAATCCGTCGCCACTTCCTACACCTGATAAATTAAACTGTATTGCTGATCCAGTACCGATCGCTGAATAAATTTCGTTAAAGTTATCGTTTGCTATATCACCACCGGCTCTAATAGTAGAACCTGTTCCATCATTTGCCGTTGATCCGATATTAATTGTTTGTTTTGCCACGTTCTTATTCCTTTACTTATTATATTTATAATAATTTTTAAGCAGCATCAAAAGTTATATTAGTTTCATCAAAAGTATCTCTATCTTCATCAAAACTATCACTAGATACTTGCCATACTTCTGCTGGTATCGCAAAATTAGTTTTTAATTTAAATGGAAAATCTCCCATTATTACTTGTTCGCCGTCAATATTACTATTTTTTGTTCCTGTCAGTGTTAAAGCGTTTAATTGAGCTATTGTAATTCGATTAGCAAAATGTTCCCCTAATACTAATTTATTAATACTATGTAAAGTAGGACCCGCAACAGGAACACCAAATTTTGTTGTATTACTTCTAATATCCGTTACTTCTTTTATTATTCCACCAGCACCAATTAAAGTTATATGTTGATGTAAAGTGACATCTCTAGTATTTGATGTGAAATGCTCACTAGTTGAATCAGTAAAGTCTGGATCAACACCTAATTGAGGACTAACTCTTAAAGTTGTTCCATCAGTAGTTGTTCCTAATCTTCTTCCAAAGATTGTTGAGAATAATGTATTTAATACAGTTTGTATACCTTCATATTCAACATTAGAATTAATTGTAGTGAATCTTCTTAATCTAGCATCTACTGATGTTTCTATATTAACTTGTCCAGAAAAAAAGAAACCTGATGTGTGTACTGTCTTTTTAAAACTATCTCTCCAATCGGATATTGAACGACCCACTTTAATTACATAAGAGAAGTCTTGGTAATATAAACTATCTTGTATTTTCATTGAGTCATCAGATAAGTGACCATCTTGGTTAATATAAGTACCCGTAGTATCAACAACAGCTCCAATTGACACTGTCGCTGTACCTAAATCATTTTTTTCAACTGTTGCTGTTGCACCACCTGCAGATGTGATTGTTGATTTTTCAGCAAATTGTCCTGTTGGACTAGAAACTTTTAATATACCTGTACCTGATGTATATGAAACAACAGTGGCTGAAACTGCTGTTGATGTTGCATCAATACCTGTAACATTTTCACCAACTTGAAATGTACCTGAAACACCTGAAATAATAATATAACTTGGTAATAATAATGTAGGTGGTGACGGAGATGCTTCATAACCTGAACCTGATTCTACAATCTTCATTCCTAACACTCTACCTATATCTGTACTGTATGCATATACAACTGCACTTGATCCATTTGTATCATCTACTGCAACTGTAGGTAAAGATTGATAATTATTTCCATTTGATATTATTCTAATATCTGTAATATCACCAGTACCACTACCACTCTCTTGTACAACTTTATTACCTGTGTATGGATCGCCTCTTACAGTTTCGTCTTCTAAAACTATATGGTCGTCAACAGTAGATGTTGAAGTTTCTTGTGTAAATCCTCCGTTAACTACTGATACTTTTGCACTGGCATTTCCTCCACCTGTTCCTGTGTTTGTAAATTCTATAGCATCACCAATCTTATAACCAGACCCTGCTGTTGCAATAACAAAATCTGTAATACCACCTCTTCCAACAGAATCTACTTGAATAATTGCTCCATTACCACCACCACTAACTAATACACTATCTCCTTCAGTATATAAATTTCCATCATTAGTTATAGAAATTGTTTTAGGAATACCTGTGATAGTTGCTTTGATAAAAATATCAGATTCATCATTTATTGTACCTCTTACAACTTCACTTATTTGAAAGGTACCTGAAATAGTATCATTGTTTAAAATTAATTCAGATACTTCAGTTGTACCAATTTGAAATTTAAATACATTTTCAACTACTGCTGTGGCTTCTGATGTTTCGCCTGTTATTGTTCTACCTATTAAATTAGTTGTATCACCAACAGTTCCAATTGCTCTTAATATTGTTTTTGTATCCCAAGTACCATCAGATGTTCTTAACATTTGTTCTCTAGGATATATTGTTTCTGAATTTAATCCAAATAATAATCTAAAAAATAATTGGTGTCCTCTATTTGTACCTTTTGCTCGATATAATGATTTAACATTTTTAATTAATTTTCTTTTGTCAACACCATTACTTAATGTTTCTGGTAATGTGTTTAAAAATTCATTTCTAAATTTTGTTAAGAAATTTGATATAGCTTTATCAGGATCTCTAAAATTTAATAACTCTTGTATATTGTTTACTGGATTTGGTTTGTAATTATTAATAATTGCTGTAGCGTTAGAACTAGCGCCCACAACTGTTTCACCATCTATAAACTTATCTTGTGCTGATATAAAAAGTCTATTATTACCTAAATCTTCAGCAAGTACAGTTGTAGTTGCATTTGAAGTTTGACCAGTGATTATTTCGCCTCTAGTAAATTTACCATAAGTAGAACTTTCTAAAATTATTTTATCACCGGCATCTAATTGTGTTCTATCTGTATCTAAACGAGAACCATCTAATATTAATTCATTTTCTTGTGCAGTTTCTGTTTCTAATAAAATACCATCTGTTGTTTGTATAGAAGTAACACCTAACTCTGCTGACTCCATAAACGTATAATACGTTTTTAGAAATTCTAAAAATTTAGGGTGTTGTTCTAATACGAACTCTGGAACCTGTTGATTAATCAGGCTTGATATTTTATCTGTGAACTTTGCCATTAGTAATTAGATGTTGTTGTATATCCAATACCAGCATCAGCAGAACCACCAACAAAAGTATCTGCCTCTACTGTGATAGTTGAGTTTGCTGTATCTATTTCTAAAATCTGATCTCTAACAGGAACTATATCATAAGAATCTGGCTCTACAGTTATTTCAATAACAGTAGATGATGCACCTCGTATATTTTCTACTGACGCAACATTTAAAGAGTTGATTGTGATTTGACCAGTTGTATAATTAACTGTTCCTTGAGTGTTATTTGCATATGTTCTAACAGAACCTACAAAATAATATCTTCTTATATTTCCACTTCCATCATCATCAAGGTAATAAACATTACTATCATTTGGTACTTTAAATCCTGTTGAACTTATAACACCACCAGATGCTGATTTATGTCCAGAGTGTGGATTAAAAATACCATTTCTAAAATAAACATCATATCTTGTAGATGTACTTAATGTTGGAGTAAATGATTTTCTTATAGTTAATTTAGTTACGTTTGATAAGATACTAGTATCTGTATCATCTATTAAACCTGTAACTTTTGAATGTCTAAACACACCATCAAATTTTTGAAGTGTATCTGTGTTGTAATTTGTTAAAGTGGTTGTGACATTTGATTTTATTGTATCTGAAGTTTTTGTAGTTGCTTTTTCATCATACTTTACAACTGTATTAAGTATAAGAGATGTAGTTTCTGGATCAACAATCTCTGGTCTAACAGATGCAACATTAAATTTTTGTAATTGTGTTATAATACTTGTCTTTGTAGTATCTGTAAGTGTAGAACCTGATGCTGCTTTAATGGCAATCTTTACTACACCATAAATTGGTGTTTCATCATCTTCACCACCCCACGCTGAAACTGATAATGCGTTTGGATATATTTCTTGTACAAGTGTTTCATAATCACCTGTTGTAACTGCTCTATCTTGTCTTGCATATTGTAACGGTGCATTATATCGTATTGACTCTTTTGATTGAGCCTCTGCGCCACCTTGAGCACTTGAAACTGTTGTTATAGTAACATCTGTAAATCCACCAACACTTCCTGATAGTGTAAATGCAGAAGCACCATTTGCTTCAGTTTTGTTGGAAACAATGTATTCTAAAATTACAATGTTACCATCATCTAAAGATTTACCAACAATACCATCACCAAAATAAACTTCAAACTTACCATTTTCACCTTCTTGTAAAAAATAGACTTTTGATGTATTATCTAAAGAAGTTAAACCTGTTGCTTTTGTCCAAGTGTTTGTTGTAGTATCAGAAACTGAATTTTGTATTTGTACTTTTAAAGTTGATGTATCAGCAGTTATACTTGGAATAATAAATTTCTGGTCTGGATCAGAAGTATCTACAGTATATTTAAATGTAACTAAAGTACCTTCGTAAATTGGTATACTATGAAACTTGTAAATACCATTTAAAGGTGTCATTGTGTGAGAAGCATTTGTTACAAACTGATAAGTTGTTCCATCTACAGTTGTTGTGAAAGTTGTTCCTTTTGCCATGGTAACTGATGCGCCAGAACCATTGTTTAATAAAACATCAATTGATGCTGTTGGAGACTTAGGTGATGTTGGAGTATAACCTAACATCTTCGCTAATGAAACTATATTTTTTCTGATGTCAGCACTGTCCAAGTACATTTCATTTGCTAACATATTAGCATTGAAACCTAGATAGTGAGTATTATATGCAAGAGTATCTAAAAGAATAGCAAAACCTGAACCTTCAAAATCATAATCTTGGAACTCTGCTTGATTTTGTAAAAATGTTTTTAAGTTTGATTTTATATTATCAAAATCTAATTCTGATACTGAAAGTTTGTTTGATGCCATTGCTATCTAATCCTTTGTAATAGTGTCGTTACAGAAACTGGTTCAGGTATATTCATAACATAAAAATATACAGTAACTTCAATTCCATTTCTATCAGGTTGTTCGTTAACTGAAACCTGTGATAATCTTGCTCTTGGTTCGTAGTTAGTTATAACTTCTTCTACTTTTCTTCTTATGAAAATACCAGTAAGTGGTGTAAAATTTTCAAAAAGTAATTCTCTTATACCACAACCTAATTCTGGATGGAATGGTCTTTCATAATGATTAGTTTGAATTAAATTTTTAACACTTCTTTTTACAGCATTAACATCTTCAATTTTTACAACATCATTTGTAACTACGTTTCTAGTAAAATCTAAATCTAAATCTTTATAAAAAGACCTTACAGATTTTTTACTTTTATTAGTATTTGAAGCGTCATATATTGCCATAACACTAATATTTATACACGATTAACCAGAAAATACATTAGAACTTCCAGTCGCTGCAGCATTAGGTACCCAACTACCGTGACCACCTGTTGCGTCACCTAATCTATGAATTGCTATACTATTTACTCTTACAGTTGAACTACCTGCCACCGCAGGGTCACCACAACTTGTTGTATCACCAACTCTAATTGAAGCAGCGCTGTTTATTTTAACATTAGGAGAACCACCTGTATATGCTGTTTGATGAAAAGGATTAGGAGTAGGACTTTCGTGTCCAACGTGGACATCTAAACCTGATCTAACACATGCTGGCATTATTTTCCTTGTGAGTTGTAAACCTTAAATGATCTTTTACGAGATTTGTTCATAGAACTTTTTTTAACTCTTTTACTAGTACCTTGAGAAGTCTTTTTTGGCATTCTTTCATGCGCTACAAATGATTTCGCTATTTTTGCCATTATCTTCTAGCCTCTCTCGCTGCTTTTAGTGCCGCTTTTCGTTTATCTGCGATTATCGCTTGTCTAATCTTTCTTCCCATAGGAATTTCTACAGATTGACTGATTTGTTTACCTTTTTTACTCACATATTCTACGCTGATAAACCTATCTTTATAATCACCTTGTACAGCTCTAACTGCTTTCTTTAAACTTGTTTGTTCAGTATCTTTTTCATCGCCATTTTCGTTCCAAAATGTAAATTTTCTCATTTTTGCCATTATATTTTATGCTCCATTAAATAAATCTTCGTTATTTGTTGATTTTGTTTTTTCTTTATCGCATCTACAGTGACCACAACACACAATTTTAGTGCCTTTGTCGTATTCTTTTATACAATCGCCACCACAGTGACAGTCGTGTCCGCAATTTTCACAATATTTTGTCATATTTCTATTTATGTTAGTATTTACAACGCACATTTGCGTGTTTTAGATTCGTTTCTGTTAAATTTTCTTTATTTTTCAACGCCGAATCGCCAATTTTCTCTAAATCTGGCCTAATTTTACACGAT